AACGGCACCCGCCGTTAACATAAACCATCAAACACAAAGGAGAAATGTAAAATGTCTACCGAAATGATGAACCGTCCCGAAGCCAACACCGCAGCCCTGGCCGTTGCCGACGTGATGAACACTGGCGTTGCCTACACCGACATGAACCTGTCGGACCGCAAACAGGCGGTGGCATTCTATAACGCGACGGCCAACCCCGACATGAAGCTCAAAGAACACGTCAATGAGGTGATCGACCTTGTGCATGTGTCCGTCGAGTGCGCAGAGGTAAACGCCCAGTTGGAAGATGGAAGCACCGGCAAGTCACTTGCCCCGCGTATTGTTTTGATCGACGCCGAGGGGAGAAGCTATTCCTGTATTTCGACAGGTATCTACAACAGCTTGAAGCGGCTGTTCGCTCTCGTCGGCAATCCCGAAACCTGGACCGAGCCGGTCAAGGTCAAGCCCATTCTTATCAGTACCAAGAAAGGGCAAGTCCTGTCCCTGATTCTGGTATGACCTGATACCCAGGCCGCCGCATTGCGGCGGCCTATCTTATTATAGGTGGTGAGACAATGAGAATAGATAAACGGCAGAACGGGAAGTACCGTTCAACCCGGGTGCGTTTTTGCAGTGACGACTATTATGAAAGTTTGGCTGCGCTTATTGTGCACAGCGGCATAACAACCGGGGATGTCGAATTCTTGCAAAGTGAGTGGTGTGCGCAGTTACTCGACTTCCTGGGCATTTCCCTGTCCGGTATGGAAATATTGTCAAAATACCAAGAAAAGAAGAAAAGGCGGTGCATAGACAATGGCAAGAGGTAACGCGCGGGCACGTGCTTCATTGAAACGACCCGCAAGCCAATATACCCCCTATGTGTTGCATGAATGGCCGGAAAGCGACTTACGCAAAGAATACACGCGATTGCGCGATATTGCCGTCAAACGTTTGAAGCGCATGGGTCAAGATCAGGAACTGCGGCAGACCCAAGAATACAAATACTATTCAAAACGAATGCCAAAACTACGCGATCTGGTGGACCGTATCGAAATTGAAGATTTTCTAGCCGACATTGCCATTTTCGTGAACAACCCCGAAATATCCACAGTCGGCGGGGCGCGTGAACGTATCAAGCGGCAGCGTAAATTTTTCAAACAGACTATCGGGGACGACGAACCGTTGCCCAGTGTAATGACGTTGCAGCAATGGACCTATTACTGCAAAACCGAAGGATTGTTAGAGGTCTTCGCGTCGTCCGAGATCGTACAATACTACTATGAAAGCGGCGGTCAAACCAGCCGCTTGACCGCGGAGCAATTCCGCGAATGGCTGGACAGGCGCGCATACTGGGATAAAGAAGCGGCAGAGGGTCCAGAGGAAAACAGCGGCAGCGAGGTATTTCAATGATTTGTCGGGATGTGATATACTGGGCGGGACAGTTTGACGTGTATACCTATTTACTGCACTCTCCCAAGCTGAAACCGAAAACAGGCGGCAGTAAACAGCGAAAGCGCCCGCGCCGATATTACAACCTGCTTTGTGCGTTCGACATTGAAACCAGTGTTTTACCGTATGTAAAGGCCCGTTCCGGCGAAGTCAATCCACACGCCTTCATGTGGGTATGGCAGTTGCAAATCGACGACTACTGTACCATAATGGGCCGTACATGGGACGAATACAAGGCGGTGTGCGCAGAAATTGACCGCGCCTGTACCGAGCGTAACCTATACCTCGTTGTTTGGGTGCATAATCTGTTGTATGAGTTTCAGTTTCTTTCGGGCGTGTTCCATGTGGAACAAGACGACGTGTTCGCCGTGAAGTCCCGGAAAGTCTTGCGGTGCGATATTGGCGGTATTGAATACCGGGACAGCTACTTACAAACAAATATGAGTCTTGACGCATTTACCCATAAAATGGGCGTCGCTCACGGGAAACTTGCCGGTTCTCTCGACTATCGAAAAATCCGTTCCCCCTGGACCCCGATTGCCGATGATGAATTAGCGTATTGTGTAAATGACGTTCGCGGTCTGGTGGAAGCTATCGACGCGGAAATGCGGCTTGACGGCGACGACCTTTATACCATTCCTATGACCTCAACCGGCTATGTCCGGCGAGATGTAAAAAAGGCCATGTGGCCGATAGTTGACAAGATGGTTCAGCCGCTTTTGCCCGACGCGGATTTATACATGCTTTTGCGCTCAGCGTTTTGGGGAGGAGATACCCACGCAAACCGATACTATGTCGGCCAAAAGCTGGATCACGTCAAAAGCGCCGACAAGGCAAGTGCATATCCGGCAGCACAATGCACAAACCTTTTCCCGGTAACACCGTTTGTAAATGAGGAACCGAGCGTGTCAAGATTGAAGTATGATTTACGTTGTAGGCGCGCTTGCGTCATGCGAATTGCACTATATGGGCTGCGCCAGAAATATAGTTGGTGGGGATTCCCGTATATCCCTTTCAGCAAGTGCGACACTTGCTCAAATCCAATACTTGACAATGGCCGCGTGTTGTCTGCTGATTATGTGGTTCTTGCGTGTACGGACATTGACCTAGACATTATTTGCAAAGAGTATGTTTTCACGGGTATGCGGGTATTCCAGCTTTACAGCGCAAAATATGGCAGACTTCCCGATAAATTGACCGACGTTGTGAAAAAATACTACTACGCCAAAACGGAATTGAAAGGAGTAAAGGGCCAAGAACTGTACTACACCAAAAGCAAAAACAAGCTGAATAGCGTGTACGGTATGACTGCCCAAAAGCCGGTACACGCTAAAGTGCTATACGACGGGGTGTCCTGGAAAGAAACGCCAGTTGACGAAAGCGAACTTGACGACGAGTTGCAAAAGGCATACAAGGGCGCTTTCTTGCCGTATCAGTGGGCAGTCTGGACAACCGCCCATGTCCGCCGCAGTCTGAAAGCGATGCAATGGGTATGTGGGCGGCAGGGCGTCTATTGCGACACCGATTGTGTGAAGTATGTCGGAGACGTCAATTTCCGCAGCATAAACAAGGAACTGAAACAGAAAGCGAGGGCGGCAAAAGCCTGGGCAACCGACCCGAAAGGAGAAACACATTATATGGGCGTGTTTGAGCAAGAGGAAGAGTATGCGGAATTTATGACCTGGGGCGCTAAAAAATACGCATTCACATACAAGCCGGGCGGTAAAATTACAACCACTATTGCGGGGGTAAATAAGCGGATCGGCGGTCTTGAATTGCAATTGTGGGGCGGCTTTGACGCTTTCAAGCCCGGCTTTGTTTTTCACCTTGCTGGTGGAACTGACCTTGTTTACAATGACGCACCAGACGTCGAACCGCTGGAGATCGACGGACACCGGCTCGATATCACAAAGAATGTTGCCATTATGGATGGCGATTATACACTCGGTATTACTGCCGAATACGCTAAACTTTTGGGATATAGAATGGAGTGCACAGAATGAACATTTTCACCAAAGACGGATGGCCAAACTTTTCCGATGAGGACGGTTTGCTGTCCATGCACGCAAACATTATTATGATATGGGGCGCGCGCGGTACGGGCAAGACGTATACATTACTTGAAAAATTTTGCCAAGAAAACGCAAGGTATTTGTACTTACGTCGAACGCCAGGACAGGTTGATACCATTGCCGCAGACGCCGATATGTGGCCGTTTACACCGCTCAACCGAGATCATGGGTGGTACTATGTTCCCCGAAAAGTTAAGGGCGCAAAGAGTATGTGGAAAGTGTGCAACGGCCCCGACGACGAGGAACCACACGGCACAATTTCAAGTGTAGTAACACTGGGCCGTACGCGCGGCTTTTCAAGTCCCGATACTGACTATATCGTCCTGGATGAGTACCAAAAAGATGACTTGGATTTTTATCGAAAGGGTGAGGGCGTAGGCCTTGCGAACATATACGAAACAGTGAACAGAAACCGGGAGCTGCAAGGCAAGAAACCGTGCGTGCTTATACTCATGTCGAACGCGGTTGGTATGGCCAATCCGTACTATATGCAATGGGACGTAGTCGACATCGTTGACAAAATGATTGGGACGCGCCGCCGCTGGCAGTTGCTACCGGAGCGCGGTATACTATTGGTTGATATGGCGGACAGTCCCATTGCCGCCCGTAAAAAAGACACAGCGTTATACAAGTCTCTTGCCGGTACCGACTTCTACCGGTCCGCGCTGGAAAACCAGTATTCCGGGGAGGAACGCAGCGAAACGGGAAGCCGTAAATTGCGCGAATATAGACCAGTCGTTACAGTAGGCCGCTTGACTATCTATAAATCAAAAGGAAAGCGGGAATATTATGTATGTGAACACAGAAGCGGGACGTGTCCGCAGTATGGTACCGGGCACTATGAACTTGAGCGATTCCGCAGCCGTTACAAGTTGTTATATAACGCATACATGAACCGCATTATAGTCTTTGAGAAATACAGCGATGAAATCTATTTCCGCGAGTTGTGGACGACTTGACTTTTCATAAGCAACCGCATATAATTATAATCAGCCCCCAAGAGTTGACCAAGTGCAATGGCCTGAAGCCATGGTCACGCGCCCGCACAGCGCATGAATCTCTTGGGGGCTTTGTGCAAGATTGGGGGTGTTAGCATGTCGTTCTGTCCCGTCTTTGTTGTCCTGGTATTCATCGCGCTGGACGTTGTAACAGGCATTGCAAAGGCTTTTGCAACTACCGGGTTTGATTCTAGCACTATGCGCCAGGGCTTTTTTCACAAGCTGGGCGAGATTTTCGCCGTCGCGCTGTCCATGATTGCAGATATCGGTTTGCCGGATATTGGCGTACCGCTTGACGTTCAATTAAGCGGACTGTGTTGCGCATATCTGGTATTGATGGAGATCGGAAGCATTATTGAAAATATCGGGGCTATCAATCCCGATTTGGTGGGACCTCTAAACAAAATTTTTGCGAAACTGCGAGGTGATAACAATGATTCTTGACAGCGGAGAATGGCTTTTCAACTGGCCGCTTGCAGACCACATCATTACCGCAGGTTGGTTCTATTCCGACGGAAGCGACCACCACGCCCTGGATTTTCGGGCCGCTGTCGGAACGCCAGTTTTTGGCGTTGCTGGCGTGGTTGATTGGGTCCAGACGTGGGACGGCAAGACCAAGACCGGGGTCCAGTCTTACGGCAACCTAGTCCGCATTCGCTGCAATGCCAAGTACAACGGCAAAACCGTGTACTGTCTTTACGCCCATTTGTCGGCTGTCAATGTCACAGTGGGCGGCCAGATCAGTGACGGGCAAATGATTGGTCTTACCGGCAACACCGGCAACAGCACCGGACCTCACTTGCATTTTGAGGTGCGGTTGAACGGCCGTCGGGTGAATCCCCTTAACTGGCTTGACGCCGACTTTACCGTCGCAAACGGTTATGTGAAACTGGGCGATTACACGAGTGTACAGCGCCCGGCAGAAAAACCCGCCTTGCAAACAATGTGCATTATCAACGCCACCGACGACATTATCACAAAGGCCGAGGAACTCGGTCTTCCCGTTACTACGGTAACGGCAAAGCTAATCGGTCCAGCATCCGACGGCGACGCCATGACCTTGTGGGGCATGAGCAAGTCCAGCGGATGCAAATACTTTTCAAAATATGAGGAGTGAAACATATGAATTATGATGATATTCTGGCCCTCGTTCGCGCTGGTTATTCCAAAACCGAAATTGACGCCATGGGAACCGGTGCCGCAGCACCAGCCCCCGTGTCGCCCGCACAGCAGCCCGAAGCGCCAGAGCAGCCGAAAGAATCGCCCGCGCCTGCCGTGCCGCCCCAGACACCGCCGGTAACCGCATCCAGCACAGAAGCACTGTTACAGCAGCTTTTCGGCAGCGTGAACACGCTTACCCAGGCAGTCCAGGCGCAGAACCGCGCAGCCATCACCGGCACCACCCCGGCCCAGACCACCGAGGAAATTGCCAGGAACGCAACCGCCCGCATGATGGGCGTTAGTGAAAAGGAGTGATACCATGCCTACCGGTATGACCTTTACCGACATTTCCGCCATTTTGGCGGAGATCAACAAAGCGGCGACGGGCCAGGAACTGACCAGCCCTATTATCAATACCGCCGACTTTGTCAGCGTTGCAACCGCAACCCTGTTGACCGGCTATGACAACCTGTGCAACGCCGTTTCCCAGGTGCAGACCCGCACAACGTTTGCCGTCCGCCCCTATAACCCCCAATTCCGCGCGTTGCAGATGGACGGCAGCGCATACGGCAACCACACGCGAAAGATCAACTACATTGACACCCAGCCCGTGAAAGATATGTCCTACAATCTGCCCGCAGATGGAACGTCCACCGGCATTGACCCGTTTGAGGTCCACCGGCCCAAAGTGCTTCAGACTAATTTCTATGGACAGGTGAACTATTCCCGAGTATACAGTCAGGGCAAAGTCCAGCTGAATGCCGCGTTCACCGGCCCTGAACAGCTGATGGAGTTCTGGTCCGCGTTCACCATGCACTACTCCAACATGCGCGCCCAGGATGAAGAAAACCTATGCCGCAACCTGGTTGCAAACTATATGGGCGGTCTGACCAAAACCACGCCCGCAGCTGTTTATTACCTGCTGGACGAGTACAACGCCATGATCGGAGGAAGCCTGACCGCCACGGACGTATATAAGCCGGAGAATTTCCCCGACTTTGCCCGTTTTGCCTATGGCCGTATTAAGGACGTGTCCGACATGCTCCAGGCCCGCAGCATCAACAATCACCAGAACTGGCAGATCAGCGGGACCAAGTACAACATTATGCGGCATACTCCCAAGGCAATGCAACATCTGTACCTGTTCAGTCAGACCCAGCACCAGATCAACGCGCGTGTCCTGTCCGACACGTTCCACGACAACCGGCTGGAATACGGCAGCTTTGAAATGGTCCCGTTCTGGCAGAACATCGACGAGCGCGACACCATCCAGGTGACGCCCATTTACACCAACGCCGACGGCACCCAGAATACAACCGGCGGCAACGTGGGCCTTTCAAATATTTTTGCGTTCATCCATGACCGGGACGCCATCGGCTACACGCCGATTGCGGCGAACGTCGATTCCATCTACAACCCGCGCGCCCAGTATACTAACTTCTGGGGTCACTATGGGTACCGGTGGTACAACGACTTCACGGAAAATTCTGCCCTGTTCCTGCTGACCTCTGGCGACGTGACCGCCCCTTCTGCGTTATCCAAAGCGGCCGCACAGATGAAAGCAAGTATGAACATCACCGACCCCGACCCGGAAAAGGCCTGATACGCGGGCGGGCCTTGCGCCCGCCCCGTTATTTATTGGAGGTGATACCGTGCTTTGTACATTCTACACGATGAGCAAGCGCACGAATTCCACCGCGCGGCCAGTCGATGGGCAGCAATACAACATCGAACTAAAAGATAACTGTTCGATGATTGCGCCTGTTATTAAAATGGCGTTTGGGAATTCTAACCCTACTACTTTCAATTATTGCTACCTTCCTGATTTTAACCGGTACTATTTTATACGCGATTGGTCTTTTGATCGTTCGATGTGGCTTGCAACGCTGTCCGAGGACGTTCTTGCTACCTGGCGCGACCAGATCGGCAACAGCACACAATATATTTTGAGATCATCGTATACTTTTGACGGTACTATTGCCGATTCAAGATACCCTGCAAGCGCCGTTGTTCAGACATTGCAAAACTCTTTCCAGGGACAGTTTTCGGAAACGATTGGCGACGGTTTTTTTGTTTTTGGTTTTATCTCAAAAAATCCAAACTCAATCGGTGCTATTACCTATGTAGTCATGTCTCCGACAAACGCAAAGCGCCTGTCGTCGCTACTGCTGACAAACGTATCATATCTGGACATTGACAACACCGAAATAAGCGACAACCTTACAAAAGTATTGTTTAATCCATATCAATACATTGTATCGTGCAATTATTTCCCGTTTCCAATTGCTTCTGTCACCGCGCATTTACCGCTTGTAAAGGCAATCGACGTGGGTTGGTGGAGCATCGATATCAGCGGATGGATCATAGGCAGCGATAATAATTACCTGGAAGTCACCGCGACCGCGACTATTCCCAAACATCCCCAGGCTGCGCAGCGCGGAGAATTTTGCAATGCGGAACCATACAGCAAATACAGTATTTATTATCAGCCATATGGCGTCATACCGATTGAAAGCGGGAAAATATGGGGTGCCCGAAGCCTGACGTTGACAAACACGGTTGACTTGTTTACCGGATTTTCAGTTTTGCGCATAAAGACCGACAGCGGAAAACTTGTTACAGAAAGAACAGCTTCTCTTGCCGTGTCTATCCCGCTGGCAAACATTTCCGTAAACTTGCCGACCGCCGGTATTGTTCAGACCGGCGCTGCTGCCCTGTTCAGCGGTATTCAATCGTTAGTTTCCGGCAAAGATATTGCAAGCGCTGCAAGCGGTATTTTGGATGCGGTGCAGGCAACCAACGCGGATGTTGAAAGTAAAGGCGCGGCAGGTTCGACAATTGCGTTTGACATGGCCCCGTACATTGTCGGACGTTTCGCAATACTTGTCGACGACAACAACGACGACGCGGGTCGCCCTCTGTGCAGACGAATGGCGGTCCACGATATTCCCGGTTTTTTGATGATCTATGACCCGGACGTTTCGCTGCCCGCTACTCAAGCGGAGATCGACGCCGTTAAAACCTTTATGCAAGACGGCTTTTTCTGGGAGTGATTGACTATGGCCGTATATCCGCAGAGTATCACAGACCAGAAAACTATTTACGAATCTGCCGGATACCCGGAATACCCGAGTGGCGGGTATCATGGCGGCATTGATACCGTGCATACAAACCACCTGGCATATGCACCGGCAAGCGGGACGGTCGTTGTCGCCCATGTATGGCAAGGTACAACCGGCGGCTCCGATTCCTGGGGAAACTATATTGTGGTGGACATGGGAAACGGTAACTATTGGCTGGCAGCGCATTTTGCTGATCAGATTCATACCGTGGGCCAGGTCTTAAAGAAAGGCGACTATATCGGAGAGCAAGGCAAAACAGGCAACGTCACCGGCATTCACACGCACTGGGAATACTGGGTAGGCGGGCAATCTACCGCATATCGGTCCGACCCCTCGCCACTTCTGGGTATTCCAAACAGCGCGCCTGCTACATACGATGTATCGTGGGACGCCGGAGAGCCGCCGGGACCTGGCCCGGGACCTGGCCCGGGACCCGGACCGGGCGGAAAAATCCCGGTCTGGTTGCTTTTCAAATTCAACAAGGGGGTGTTTTTATTTTGATTCCCGTATCTACGCAGAAACTCAATGACATTTCTTCCAGCGTTGTACCGGGTGGATTGAACATAGGCAACACAGAAATTGCGTACTTTTTCCGAAAATACCTGTTTCAAAAAGCCGTTGCGCAGTTAAAGCCGACCATCCCGGACTATTGGCCCGAAAATCTGTATATGTACCTGATTTTTGGCCGGGGGTATGTGTCCATTTTCAATACCCCGCAGTTTGGAAACATCTATACTGAATGCAGTCTATCAGGATACGACGTATTCTATCAGCCGACCGAAAGCATCGTTGCAAACCCGTTGCTCCCCGGCATTCACCGGCTCAAGATCGGAAAAGACTGCGCCGTTTTGAGATTGCAGCCGACCTATACCGGCATTGCCGACATTTGCCGGTTTTACGGCGACCTTATGGCGCTTGCGGCCCGCACGGCAACGACCAATTTGTACAACAGTCAGTTGTCCTTTGTTTTCGCCGCAGGAAACAAAGCCGAATCCGAAACATGGAAAAAGCTGTATCAAAAAATCAGCAGCGGTGAGCCTGCCGTCGTTACTGATAAACATATGTTTATCAAAGACGAAAGCGGAAAACTCTTGCCTATGTGGCAAATGTTTCAGCAGAACGTCGGACAGAATTACATTGTTTCGGACATCCTGTCCGATATGCGGAAAATTGAAGCAATGTTTGACGCCGAAGTGGGCATTCCTAACGCCAACACCGACAAGAAAGAACGCTTGATCGGTGACGAGGTAAACGCCAACAATATTTCGACCTATTCTAACATGTCGATGTGGCTTGAAAGTCTGCAACGCGGGTGCGAACAGGCGCACAAAATACTTGGCATGACAAAAGATCAGTTGTGGTTTGACTGGCGTTTTCCGCCGCAGGCCGGTGAAGGGGGTGAAGATAATGCCGGGGACATTGAGCATACAAGGGCTGCTGTCGTTTGACCCTACTTTGTTTGATACAATGCCGTTGCCCGACGGACTGGATCGGGAAACCGTGGTAGGCACTATTGTATATGAGTGTGCCCCATTTGAGGTTCTTATCCCGCAGCCGGACCTTTTCAAACGCTTGTTAAACCTGTTCGCACAGCGCCGTTTACCAGTATGGCAAAAGCTGTATGACAGCACTATTCAACGGTACGACTTGTTAGCCGATACCGAAACCACCAGGCAGTACAGCGGCAGCGACACAGATACCCGCACACCCGACCTGACCCGGACGCGCTCGCCTGACCTGACCACCGAGGGCCAGAACAGCGGCAGCGATACGGTTGAACAAAAGGTATCGGCATTCAATAGCGCGGACTACGCAAACCGCGAAAAGCAGACAACTACTCTTGGCACAAATAACAAGGTACACAGTACCGGCACCGATACCGAAACCGAAACCGGCACCGAAAAGACCGTCCGAGAACGAGGAACGTCTGAACACACGACAGGACGCAGCCGCCCGGCGGCGGAGTTGTTACAGGCAGACCGCGAAGCTGCCTTGTTTGACGTGGTGCATTTTATCGCAACCGACGTAAAATGTAACTTCTGTATTATGGTATATTGAGGTGATAGCATGGCGAATTTCATTTTCCCGTTCACCAACCTGCACGAGCTGAATCTCGATTGGTTGGTGCAGACCGTGAAACGGCTCGAAACCGAGCTAACAAAGTTTGTCGCACTGAATACTATCAAGTACGCAGATCCTTTTCAGTGGGATATTACAAGCCAATACGCGCAAAACACCCTGGTGATCGACCCGCAGGATGGTACCGCATATCTTTCTATCCAGCCTGTACCGCAGGGCGTACAGATCACCAATACCGACTACTGGACCCCTGTTTTTACCCTGCAAAACTTCACCGACGCGCTCAAAAAAGCAATCACAACAGTACCGCAGCAGGAAAACGGCCAGGCGGCAACCCAGGAAATTCCCGCCAACAGCGTGTTTTTTGTGGGGGACATTCTATGCACTAACAAAGACGCAATCCCCATGACGTCTATTGTCGTTATCGGTTCCAACTGCCGCCAAGTGTCGGTGATCGAACTACTTGTTTCGCTCATGAACACTCCGACAGCATGGTATCGTGAAAGCGATACTAGCATCAACATGGGTTTTCCGCCCGCAGCCACAAAAACTATCTATGCGGGCGACGTCCACACATACGACGAAGCAGAACAGACCATTACCATAACCGGCCGTTAAGAAAGGAGTACAATTATGCCCGACGTATCTATTTTTTCTCTCGGTGGTCAGTCCATCACTGTGAAAGACGCAACAGCTAGGAGCACCGCGCAGAGTGCTAGCACTACGGCAGCTCAGGCATCGTCTACGGCAAACCAAGCATTGCAGCTTGCCCAGGAAATCGAACAGCTTTCCCGCGTCACCGTGTCCTATGAACAGCAGTCCGAAACCATTACCATTACCACCGGCACTCATAAGGGGTGATAAACTATGGATTTTGACAAGATCAATATTGACGCTGTTTCCTACAACGTTAAGGACACCACGGCTCGACAGCAAATCGACGCCGAAACTACCGCGCGGGAACAGGCGGATACCAAACTTTCCCAGCAGATCAGTGAACTACCTGGATGTAAAGTATATG